TCCTTTCTTGTTTTTTTATTATTTTTTTCGCCAAGTTTTATTGACTTTTTGAGAGATTCTCTCACTTTTTTATACATCTTTTTCTCTTGTTGATTTAATAGTTTTATCGACTTTTTATGTAGGTCTATACGATGAGATATATTCTTTTTTAACAGATTCGTACGTTTAGTATATTTCGTTTTATTATCTTTTCTTAAATACTGTCCTAATATTCTGTCTACGCCAATATCTCCCGTAGATTCTTTTAATAGTCGGTTTAATTCTTTCTGTTTTATTTTATAACTATCAATATGTATTTTGAGAGAATCCTTCATTTGTTGAATTTGTAATTCGTGATCTTCTACTTCTTTCTTAAATTTTAATATTACAGGATTTTCTTTTAAATCCTCTAAAATCTCCAAATTCGTCTTTTTCTCATTCGCACATTCTGAACTTAATAAAAAAAATGGGGTTTTTTTATACTCTTCATATTGCTCAGGATAATTCTTTATGTTTTCTCGGATTTGTTTAATCTCCCCTTTCTTAAATTGTGTCGTGGATTTTATCTTTGTTTTCAACTCCTTTAATTTTTGAGAGAGTACTTTCTTATAGTCCCTTAACTCTTTTACTAATTCTCGGATTGACGATTTTACGATTTTATCACATGTCGTTTTTTTAATATTCGCAGAATCGCATTTTACTTTTAAATTCGAAAATCTATCCGGATTAATTTCTCGAATCTCTCCCTCTAATTTTTCCGTAATCGCATCTGTCTCTTTCGAAAGCTCCAATATCTCTGCATCTTCTGTTGTAACACTACCCTTATCAAATTTATCTACCAATTTACTATCTTTTAGAATAGGAACTAGAATTCTCTCAACAATCGGTTGAGAGAATTGACGCGCATCCTTCTCTCGATTTAAATAACTTAAATGCCCCGCAATATCATCTAAATAATTATTTTTACCTTCGGTTGTAAATGCTCCCATATCTGTTAAATATTTCTCTTGGAATGTTTCAAATGATGCGGGTAATTGTTCTTCAATCGGTCGACACAAGTTTAAGAGTTTAATTAATTCCATTCCATCTAGCGTAATTGGTGTTGCTGTCATTAATAAAATACGTACTGAATCTTGTCCGGATACGGCATATGAATGCATAATTGCTTTATGAAGAGCAACCATGTCCGGACGTTCAATCGATGATAAATCGCCGCCTCCATATAATTTATGCGCCTCATCAATAATTAAAAGCGTTTTTCTCAGAGGATCTTCTCTACCGTTTATTTCGACCAATCGTTTATAATAATCGTTTTGTTGAGAGACGAGATTACTGAATTGTTTATACGAAAGTGGTTTTATCGCCCAGGATTTAGATAACATCTTTTTCTGTTTCGAGGGGTCACTTGGAATCTTATCTATATTCGATTTAATAGATTCGCTACATATCTGCTCAAACATATTTTTCCAGATATCATTTTTAAGAGTTGTACGGGTTACCCATAGAACCGTATAATCTTGTGGTTCAAAACTATGCGATGCTGCGGCGATTGCCGTACATGTTTTACCAGTTCCAGTAGAATGCCATAAAAGCATACCTTTTACAGGTGATTGTGGAGAGAAATAGTGAGAAATGAAATTCTGTGTAGGAGTATAATTCATTGGTTTTGGAGCACCGCCTTTCTTTTCATTTTTTACATCCTTTACTTTATCTATACATTGATTCTCCATCTTTACAGACTCCCATTTATATTCATTAAAATGTTCATGAATCAATTTACGCATATATTGGAATCGATCGGCTCTTACATTCATTCGTCTTGGATTTCCACCAATAATACTACTACCTCTATTCGCAAATTCATGTACGGGAAGATTTAGTTCATAATCGACGGCTCCATATACAGATAGCTCTTCGATTTCTTGGGCGAAGGTTAGTTTTCTGAAATCTAGATTCATCGACTTCATATAAAGTTCAAATGCAGAGGTTGTATTTAGGAATTTATGGCGATGTTTTTCTGGAAATTCTAAATCATAAACAAATACGTGAAGAGGCCAGCCATTCGTAGGATGAAAATCTAATCCTTTTTGACCGCATGTACGAGTTCCTCTACCAATTACTTGTTTTTGATCCGCAGGATTTACAGATGGTTCAAAAATATGTACATATTTAATATCAAATAAGTCAATACCTTCTTTAAAACCACTATCCATTACAATAAAACGAGCAATCTCTCCGTGGATATTATCAGGACGTTTATTGAAAGTCGAGAGAATCTCTTTTCTTACCTTTACTGGAATTGGTTTTTCATAGACAGAAATAGAGGATAGTAGAAAAAATGGTAAAGGTTCCTTTTTTAGATCTTCTTCAGGAATTAATGCAATCGACCCCCTACTAGCTTCATATCCTAAAGTATATCCATTTGCAATTAAGGCAGAAGTAATTAGTTTAGCGCCATAAGGCGCCATTTTTAAATCCGAGAAAATAAAATGTTTAAATTGTTTACCGTGTTTCTTTAAATCCGCTTTATCTAGTTCATCAATGTTTTTTAAAAGATACTCAAGTTTAGGAGAGAATAGTGGAATATCATGTTTTAATTGTTCTGGATTAAAACTTTGATTATCAAATCGGTACTCCGTTGCGGAATGTGTCATATTCGACTTTTTACGAATACAATCCGGATTATATGTAAGTATAGATTCTTCTTTTACTAAATTCTTCATTACATTTAACATATCTACTGGCATTTCTAATAATATATAACTATGCTGAGAAAAATCTCAATATAGTTATATGAGTAATCTATTACCGAATCAAGTCGCAAATTTAGGAGGCGGAATTAATGGTATTTCAAGAATACAAACTATGAATAGTCTTAGAAATAGCGAAAATACAATGACACGTAGTATATTACGTCGTGGATGGAATACTCAATATGCACGTGGTAATATAGATGGTTATCAGCGCGTTACTACACCATTTCGTGCTGTAAATAACTCGGGAGATTTTCTAGGACGTGTTAACTATGTATGTGGTGGTTCTAATCAAGTAAATGCGAGCTATCCTGGATGGAAGAGTCGTATTGGATCTATTATATCACATTGCGATGGTACCAAAATTCCTTCGTCTACATGTAATGTAAAGTTTGTTGCAGATTCTTCGGATTATACAAGATTTAGACGTGAAAAAGCCTGGAATTCTACGTATAATGATGTTAAGGATGGAGGGGATGAATCAAATGCTTCTTACGTTCCTTTAATGCGTGTTTTAAGAGGATAATCCGTATAAAAAATCTACCCTTACTTTATATCTATGTATAATTATTTAGCCGAATTTACTGGTACATTATTTTATATTTACGTAATAGTTGCTACGGGAAATCCATTAGCAATTGGCGCAGCTCTTGCTCTATCTATGTTATTAACCGCAAATATTTCTGGCGGACATTTGAATCCTGCTACGACAATAGTAATGGCATCTTTAGGTAAAATTGGTACAAATGATATTGTTCCTTATATCTTAGCGCAAGTATTCGGAGGCTTAGTTGCTTTAGAAATATTTAAGAGATATAAGTTCTAATTATTTTGTTTTATGTAATAGTCGATATAATAAGAATAATCCTAGAACGGTTACTGATCCAATAAAAAAATGATTTACTGGACTCGTTCCGATGGAATATATTGGCTTTTCCTCCATATTCGAACCCGATATATCTCTATAATCAGATCCTGCGTCTGATTCAGAGTCCGAGTGAGTATCTTTATTTTTATGTTTTGGACTAAGAGCAACTGCGGAAAAATATCCTTTAGATACATCTGGACGAAATTCTACATCCGTTGATTTTTTATTCTCGGAAACAAATGGTGTATAATTTCCTAAATTTGGCGAATCTAGTGTAATATAATTGTCCATTTACATATGTTACGAAATTTTATTCTATATTATTTTATTTTGTATAAAATAATATCATCGGTTTCTGTTTATTTCTTCAAGGGTTTAAAATGCCGCATCCATCGAAAATATGTCATTATCCACCGTTTTATTCGCTAATGCATATTCCGAATTCGTTCTCTCGAAAAAGTTTACTTTTGTTTCTATACTTATTAATTCCATGAAATCAAACGGATTCGCAGATTGATATATCTTATCGTATCCTAATTGAAGACAGAGTCTATCCGCGCAAAACTCGATATATTGCGACATTAGTTTCGCATTCATACCAATCAATCTACAAGGTATCGATTCACAAATAAATTCTTTTTCGATTTCTACCGATTCTTGGATGATCTCGTAAATACGTTTTTTATTTAATCGTTTTTGTAATCGCGTATATAATAATACCGCGAATTCACAATGAAGAGCTTCATCTCTCGAAATAAGTTCGTTTGAGAAAGTGAGACCAGGCATTAATCCACGCTTCTTTAACCAGTAAATGGACGCAAAAGAAGAACTGAAGAAAATACCTTCGACACACGCAAACGCAACTAGACGCGCGGCGAATGAACTGCGATTATCGTTTAACCATTTCTTTGCCCATTCTGCCTTCTTCTGAATACAAGGAAAACTCGTAACCGCGGAAAAAAGTTTATCCTTCATTTCATCCTCTTTAATGAACGTATCTATCATCAGGCTATAAGTCTCGGAATGTATCGATTCCATAGCAATCTGGAAGCCATAGAATGCACGGGCTTCCGCAAGTTGTACGTCGCTCATAAATCGTATGGCTAGATTTTCTAGAACTATACCATCACTCGCAGCGAAAAACGCGAGAACCATACTAATAAAAAGTCGTTCGTCATTATTTAGTTTATGATTCCAGTCGGTTAAATCCTTACTGAAATCAATCTCCTCTGCTCTCCAAAAACAATCTACTTGCTTCTTATACATTTTCCATATAGTGTCATCTTTGATTGGAAACATGACGTATCTCGAGTCATTTGGACAAAGAAGTGGTTCGATTACAGTAGCAGAAACAGTCTGGGAGTCTTGCATTTTCCTAAATAATATATACGGGGTATTTTTATTCCGTTTTTTAAATGTATTTTTTAGAAAAAAAGGGTGTTTTAGAGAGAATAAAATAAGAACGCATATATAATGGCCTTCGGTCTATGTAAATATAAAAACGCGTTCGGAATACCAGGGGAGGGACTTCGGAAATATCGGATTTTTGATATAGCAATCTATGATACTGCAGTAGTAGTAGTTATCGGATTAATTGTTTCGTGGTTTTCTGGCTATAATATATGGCTAGTTTTAGCAGTATTATTCGTTTCTGGAATAATCGTTCATCGCATGTTTTGTGTCCGTACTGGAGTCGATAAATTATTATTTTATTAGATTATACCATTCTGGAATATTTCTCTTTTTCCAAGACGCAATATGCTGTTTTTCTGGACTCTGATAGTATTGTCGATATGCTTCTACTGCGTCTTCTTGACAAGTATAAACTTCTGGTTTATATTTATCAGGCATAGCTAGGGCAAATAGAGTCATTCCTCTATGTGGAAACATATTTTTCTTCGGTAGATGTTTTGCCAGTGTAATCGCGGTAAGATACGACGAATGCATTTTTTCTGGAGGATGTCCATATCTATATTTCCATTCATTATGCATCGCTTCTACCATTAGAAGTGTCCAAATATAATTTTCGAGAGAAGTGCGTATCCATATACTTGTCGGATGATTTTTATGAGATATTTTATATATTTGTAATCTATTTTGCTCTACATCTTCTGGATCCAATATGCGTTTTCCGGTTGAAAGCATCTGAACCGCTTCTACAATCATCTTTGAAATATGTTTATCTACCATCGCTTCGGCACACGTCTTATGTATTAGAGAGAGAATGAAAAGATTCATCTTGTGATTTTGATTATTTTATTATTATCATAGAGAATGTATATAATCATTTCAATTTTATTATATTGTATTTACAGTAATAAAATTGTAATATATATTTGGAATAAAATAAGAGAGTAATGTATAATATGGCAGATTTAGACATAGACGGAAAACTTAAAACTGGAGGAAAAGTTCAACGTCGACAGCGTAATAAAAAACAAACTCAAAAAGAATTATTAAATATGTTTTATCAAGACGAGAAAGCATATGATCAAGAAACAACTTTACAAAAATCTATGGTAGAATGCTCTCAATATCTCTCTCAGAAAGAACAGAAAAAAATTGAGTCGAAATTTACAAAACCAAAAAACGATAATCAAGCGCAATATGTACAGATTCTTAAAAATAAAGCGAAGAAGATTGTCGTTGCAACAGGACCCGCTGGTACTGGAAAAACGCTTTTTGCAGTTGAACATGGGATTCGTAATTTCTTGAATGGTACATATGAAAAACTTATTTTTACAAGACCTTCCGTTTCCGTAGATGAAGATCTAGGATATCTTCCAGGAACTCTAGAAGAAAAAATGGCACCTTGGGTACGTCCCATATATGATGTATTATATCAATTTGTATGTCCAAAAGAGGTTATACAACTAATGGAGGAGAAACAAATCGAAATAGCACCTCTTGGATATATGCGAGGACGCACATTTAAGAATACTTGGATCGTCGCAGATGAAATGCAGAACTCAACGGTTGGTCAGATGAAGATGTTATTAACACGTTTAGGAGAGAATAGTCGATTAGTTATTACCGGTGATTTAGAACAATATGATCGTATAGATGAAAAGAATGGATTAGAGGATTTTTTAAATAAGTTTAAAGGAAAACGGTCGTCTAGTATTACTAGTTTAGAATTTGCCCGTTCAGATATTCAGAGAGAAGATGTTGTAAAAGAAGTTCTAGAATTATATTCAGGAGAATCTATTCCTGAAAATTATATCAATTCTGTAGATAATGATTTTTCAGATAAAAATATCGATATATAGAATATAATCTATTTGTAAATGAATTCTATAAAGAATATTTTTAATAATATAAAAATGCCAAATCTAAAACGATTCAATCTCTCGATAGATGGTTCTGGATTCTTATACAATAAAGCGTTACTATATTTTATTTTCGCGATATCTTTCGGAAACTTTATGTTAGAAATGATCGCTGGAAATAGTTATTTTATTATTGTCTATCTATTAATTGGATTCTTGACAACCTTTTTTAATAAAAATATGATCGTTGTATTATTAATGTCTACTATATTTGCGAATATATTAAAATATGGAGCTCAATCGGTCGAAGGTTTTGATGGCGAAGACGATGGTGGCGAAAATTATGACGGTGAAAATGATGACGGTGAAAATGATGACGGTGAAAATGATGGTCAATATGACGAATCATCAAATTATTTAACGAACCATAAAAAGAAGGATGTGAAAAATAAAAAAGAGGATACCAAAGAATCTTATACTGATCGTGAATTAGATAATATAAAATATAAAGAAAGTGAAAAAATGATTGAAAATCAAAATTTATTATTAAAGAATATGAAAGATTTTAAACCTTTTTTAGATACTATTCAAGGAATAACAAAGAGTTTTTCTAAAAGTCCTTCAACTGAAAAAGAATAAATCATATATTTTATAAAAATTTATGATTATAATATAACTTATACGAATGGATCCATTCTCTAAATATAAAGTTATTTTTTTTCTTTCCTCCGTTTTAGTGATAACCACTATTATTGGAGAATTTGCAAGACTCGAATCTTTAAAAGAAGGAATGGATTTTGGCGGATTGATCGTGATGTTCATTAAATTAGTATTATGTTCAGTACAATTTTTTATAATGATTTTTCAAATCATTATTTGGCTAATTCTTTGTGCTGTAACATGGTTACCATTATTTATTATATGGTTACTACAATTCATTATCTGCGCTTTTACCAAATTATTAAATATACCAAATTGTTTCTTATGGTACGGAATGGAAATAGCAGGCGTTATATTATATTTACCATTTAGATTAACATTCTTTGTATTAGATTTAATATTTAATATAATGGGTATAAACTTTAGTATTCGAAGTTTAGTAGATCGTGTATGGTGGTTCATAGATGATATTAGTCATATGTTATATGATAGTGGTTCAGGATTTCACCTCGTCCATTATCCTAAGGAAATAATTGAAAAATGTTATACATGTGAGATTCGTGATTTTCCAAAGATACCTCCTTTCCCTATGAGCGATGTAATGGCATTTGCTAATTGTGTCGGATAAAAAGTATCTTACACTATATTATATTGCAAATGGGTAAAAAATGTATTCCAGGAGTTATATGTATTGAGAATATGACATTATTTCTACTATTTATAATCGTTATTTTAATGGTATATTTCTATTATACTTTAATCATAAAACCGGTAAGTAAAGACCCACAAATTGTTCTTATTAATAGTCAACAATCTCCTGATAATGGACTATCATTAAATACACCTCCATTACGTATTGCGGATGGAGCACCTCCTTTAACGAATCGAGGTATTCCAATTAATATCGAAACTCGAGGAACTTCTGCAGCGTATAGTCAAATCGGTATTTTAACAAATTCGAACAATGATAAACCGGGTTCTACGAATCCATTAATACTTCCATTAATGGGAAGACAATCAATGGTTGGCCGCGATAAATGGCAATATTATACGGTTTCGAATACTGGATTTATTAATACGAAATTACCTATACGAGTACAAGGTAAAAGTTGTACGAGCGAATATGGTTGTGATAGTTTAATGAATGGCGATATCGTTTATGTAGAAGGTTATGATAATACATTTAGGGCAACTATTTATGATTCTGCGCAATTCAGTTATATACCGTATTTATAATTCTATAATATTCTCATAACTTAGTATATATGTTAGAATCAAATATAGAACCAAATATAAATATTATTCCTCATTCTGGAAAAGAACCATTTACTACGAGTCCACAGATATTGATTGAAGGTCTTACAAATACTGCTTATTGTCAGCCAATAGAGGTTATTGATTCTAGTGGTTCAGAAGATGCAAATTTAACGATTCCGTTATCTGGATTATATACTCCAAATGATGCTACAAATAATATTATTCGTACTTCAATTAACTTCATGTCTTTCGTTTTAGTTTTAGCATTTACATATATGATTACTCCTATTATTTATAACGAATATATTATTGGTCTAATTGAATTAACTGGACAGAAAAAAATGAATAGGATGCGTTCAATCGATATCTATATCACTGTGGTTTTTTTAATGGCAACCTTTTCATTAATTTCTTTAGGTGTTAAAAATAATAATCCAAATTCAACTGTCATGGGATTTTTTGTAGGACTATTTTTTGTTATTTCATTCTTTATCATTCAAGCTGAAAAACATACTGCAGATTGGTTAAAAAAGCATTTTTCTGATAAAACCTCCAATATTACTGCTGTTTATAATAACATAAATGTTTCATCTGATTTTTTTGGTGGTTTTATGTTTTCAAATATTACTATCTTTTTATATTTTACGAATCTAATGATTGGATCAGTTATAGCTGCTATTTTATTATTATTTGGATATATAACTGGAGCTTTTAGTGATAAAGGAGTATTAAATTCGGGCGATGGAATTATATATTTGGCACTATTTACAATTTATTTAACAATTGCAATTGATACGGTAAGACAACGTAATACGTAGTAAAAATATAAAATTGATTTATTCTAAATAATATAATTGACTATAACACTTTTATTATTATTCAAAAATGTGTATTTATACTGGATGTAAAGTGCAACCATATTATAATGTGGAAGGAGAAAGAAAACCGTTATATTGTTCAGAGCATAAATCAGATGGAATGATTGATGTCAAACATAAAAAGTGTATCCATCCAGGATGTAAAGTGCGCCCAATTTATAATATTGAAGGAGAAACAAAGGCGTTATATTGTTCGGCTCATAAATTGGATGGAATGATTGATGTCAAACATAAAAAGTGTATCCATCCAGGATGTAAAGTGCGCCCAATTTATAATATTGAAGGAGAAACAAAAGCCATATATTGTTCGGCTCATAAATTGGATGGAATGATTGATGTCAAAAATAAAAAGTGTATCCATCCAGGATGTAAAGTGCAACCAGCTTATAATGTGGAAGTAGAAACAAAAGCCATATATTGTTCGGCTCATAAATTGGATGGAATGGTCAATGTTATAAGTAAAACGTGTATCCATCCAGGATGTAAAGTTAGACCAGTTTATAATATTGAAAGAGAAACAAAAGCCATATATTGTTCAGAGCATAAATTGGATGGAATGGTGAACGTGAAAGACAAAACGTGTATCCATCCAGGATGTAAAGTTAGACCAGTTTATAATGTGGAAGGAGAAACAAAAGCCATATATTGTTCAGAGCATAAATTGGATGGAATGATTGATGTCAAAAGTAAAAAGTGTATCCATCCAGGATGTAAAGTGCAACCAGTTTATAATATTGAAGGAGAAATAAAAGCCATATATTGTTCAGAGCATAAATTGGATGGAATGGTGAACGTGAAAGACAAAACGTGTATCCATCCAGGATGTAAAGTTATACCAGTTTATAATGTGGAAGGAGAAACAAAAGCCATATATTGTTCAGAACATAAATTGGACGGAATGGTTGATGTCAAACACAAAATGTGTATTAGTGAATGGTGTTTAACACGTGTTAGTGAAAAATATGACGGATATTGTGTATTTTGCTACATGAATCTCTTTCCGGATAAACCAATATCGCGTAACTATAAAACCAAAGAATATTCAGTAGTAGAATATGTCAAATCAAAGTTCACAAATGTAGATTGGGTCGCCGATAAAACTATTCGCGGAGGTTGTTCTAGAAGAAGACCAGATTTACTATTGGACTTGGGATATCAAATCGTTATAATTGAAATCGATGAAAATCAACATATTGATTATGATTGTAATTGCGAAACCAAACGTATTATGGAAATATCCCGAGATTTGGGAAACCGTCCTATCGTGTTTATACGATTTAATCCAGA